TTGCAATGAGTGTTGGTAAAGGTGAAGTGGAAGCTAAACACGGATCAGAAGATACTAAAGACTCAACACCATACTAATAGAATCCTAGGAGTGGGCGTGGAAGCGAGAGTGGAAGCGCCCATGAAAAATTATGTTTGAAAAAATATTTAAAGGATTAGAACGTGCGCATGGTTGTACTAAAGTTACAACTCCAGCTGAAAATGGTGTTAAGTTAAAAGGACAATCATTCGTAGTACGTAAACCAGTGACCACGGAACTGTGGACCATGCATTTAAATGGTACACAGAGTCTTGGTATTATACCTATTAATGAAGAAAACCAATGTGTGTGGGGGTGTGTAGACATAGACTCATATGCAGGGTTTGATCACAAACAATTATTAAATAAAATAAAACAATTTAAATTACCTTTGGCTGTATGTAGGTCAAAGAGCGGGGGAGCACATGTCTTTCTCTTCTCCGAACAGCCGGTAGCAGCAGAAAGAATGAGAGACAAACTAACGGAAATAAAAACATTATTAGGATACGGCGGATCAGAAGTTTTTCCAAAACAAATTCAATTAAAATCAGCAGATGACACAGGTAATTTTTTAAACCTACCATATTTTGGTGGAGATAATACAACGCGTTACGCATTTAAAGAAGATGGAGAAGCAGCAACACTAGAAGAATTTTATAGTATATATACTGAAATAAAACAAACCGACATTACACAAATAAAAATAGAAAGACCACAATCAGAATATTCCGATGCACCTCCATGCATAGAACTTATGGCTATGAATAAAATACCAGAAGGTGGTAGAAACAACTCTATGTTTCATTTTGGCGTGTATGCTAAAAAAAAATGGCCAGCTGAGTGGAAAAGTAAAATGACTTTATTTAACGCCACGGCATCAACCATACCACTTAGTGAATCAGAAGTAGAAATAATTAAAAGACAACATGATAAAAAAGATTGGGGTTATAAATGTAATGATACACCAATGTGTAATCTTTGTGATAAAAAATTATGCAGGGAGAGAAAGTTTGGTATAGGTGAGGAAATAGTATTTCCGGCACTAACAGATTTACAAAAAATTAAATTAGAAAAGCCATATTATTACCTTAATGTTGATGGAGAAAGATTACATTTAGAAAATGTAAAATTTTTAAAACAACAAAGTTTATTTCAAGAGGCGTGCATGGAACAATTAGATTTTAAACCACCAACAGTAAAACCAAAAGATTGGGATATGATAATAAACCCATTGATGAAGAACCACGAACCAATAGATCCACCAGAGGGTGTGACTACTCAAGACCAGTTACAGAATCATTTAGAAGAATACTGTTTAAATAGACAAGTCTCTACAGATAAAAACGATCTTAAAAAAGGTGGTGTGTGGACCAACGAAGGATTACACCATTTTGTTTTTGATAGATTTTATAATCAATTTTTAATTAGAAAACGTTGGGATATAAATTATCAACGAACTGCACAAATGTTAAAAGAATCCTGTAATTGTGATGACAAACGTATAGGTAAAGAAAGAATTTCTGTGTTTGTAGTTAAACAATTTGATAAAAAAGAAGATGACTACAATCAAAAAGAATTAAAACCAAAGGATATATTTTGAGAACAATAGTATTGGGACCACCAGGCACAGGAAAGACTACAACTTTATTAAAAAAAGTTGATGACTATTTAAAACAAACAGATCCTGACAAGATAGGTTATTTTGCATTTACACAGAAAGCTGCTCATGAAGCAAGAGATCGTGCAATGAAACAATTTAATTTAGAAGAAGATGACTTACCATATTTTCGAACATTGCATTCACTGGCGTTTAGAAAATTAGGATTAAAAAAAGATCAGGTTATGCAGCCGAGACATTACAAGGACCTAGGAAAAAAATTAGGGTTTCCTGTAACGTATGCTGACTATCAAGAAGACCAAGGTGGTATCTTTACATCCGATAGTGAATACTTAAGAATTATACAGCTAGCTCAACTACGTAACATTACACCAGAACAACAATTTGATTTACAAGAACACACACAAGACTTGGAAAGAGATCAACTTAGAATCATACACAATGAGTTAGCAAGATATAAAAAAGAATACAACTTAATAGATTTTAATGACATGATATTAGATTTTGTAAAGTCAGACTTGTCTCCAAAGTTTGACGTAGTATTTGTAGACGAAGCTCAAGATCTATCACTTATGCAATGGGACATGACACGATCTATTTGGAATAAAACAAAAGATTCTTTTATTGCAGGTGATGATGACCAGGCTATTTTTAGATGGGCTGGAGCTGACGTAGATTCTTTTATAGCATTAGAAGGACAATACTTACCACTAACACAGTCTTATAGAATACCTGCTAAAGTACATGGATTAGCGATGGGTATAATAAATAAAATTAGAAATAGAATAGATAAATCATGGGAACCTAGAATTAGTCAAGGCAATTTACACAGGCATTTTGATATAGAAAGTATTGATATGTCAAAAGGAGATTGGTTAGTGTTAAGTAGAACAAGGCACATGTTAAATGACATTGAAGAATCTTTATACATTAAAGGATTATATTATGAAAACAGATACAAACGCAGCAGTGAAAAAGATTTACACCAAGCTGCTACATCATGGGAACAATTAAGACAAGGTCAATTAATTTCTTATAAAGAAATAGAAAACATTGTTAAGTTTATGGGACCAAAACATTGGCATTCAAAAAAAATAAAAGGTATGGCTAAAGGATCTTTTTACGGAATAGATCAACTTGTAAAAGATTATGGTTTGCAGGTTAAAACAATTTGGTATGAAGCATTTGACAACGCAGGTCAAACTAAAGTAAACTACTTAAGGAAGATGAGAAAGAATGGAGAAAAATTAAATGAAAAACCTAGAATAGAATTATCTACCATACATGCAGCTAAAGGTGGTGAAGCAACTAACGTTGTTTTGTTAACAGATCTTACAGAAAATACTATGAGAAGTTACGAGAGAAATCCCGATGACGAGAATAGATTATTTTATGTGGGTGCAACAAGAACAAAAGAAAATTTACACATAATAGAACCAAAAAAATATGAGAAGGGATATATACTATGAAGAAGAAAAGCGTTTGGGACAAACAGCACGGAGGATCCCACTATCAAAAATTTACGATTCAGCCCAGCAAGTTTGTAGTTGAGAATGAGTTGCTGTTTCCAGAAGGTTGTGCTATAAAATATATCTGTCGTCATCGACTAAAGGGAAAGAAGCAAGATATATTGAAAGCAATACACTTTTTAGAAATGATTATTGAAAGGGACTACGATGCAGATACCTCTATTTAAACCCCAGACAGAATGGCTGCCGCCAGAAAATTTTCCAGACTTATCTAAGCACGATGAAATAGCAATTGACTTAGAAACTAAAGACCCAGAGCTAATGAAAATGGGATCAGGATCTGTAGTTGGTAAAGGCGATGTAACTGGTATAGCTGTAGCTGTATCAGGATGGTCAGGTTATTATCCTATTGCACATGAAGGTGGTGGTAACATGAGTAGAGCAAAAGTTTTAAAATGGTTTCAGGGCGTGCTCTCTACACCAGCAGTAAAAATATTTCACAACGCCATGTATGACGTTTGTTGGATACGCGCGTTAGGTTTAAGTATTAACGGTAAAATTGTTGACACGATGATTGCATCGGCCTTAGTTGATGAAAATCAAATGCGTTATGACCTAAACAATTGTTCTAAAAGATACACTGGTAAAACAAAAAATGAAAGTGATTTATATCAAGCTGCCAAAGATTGGGGTGTTGACGCCAAGGCAGAAATGTATAAACTACCTGCCATTTATGTTGGTGCATATGCAGAAAAAGATGCTGAACTTACATTAGAGTTATGGCACGAATTAAAGAAAGAAATTTTACACCAAGATATAACTTCTATTTTTGAATTAGAGACAGAACTTTTTCCTTGCCTAGTTGATATGCGTTTTTTAGGTGTTCGAGTAGATACCCAAGCAGCATTTGAATTGAAATCACAATTAGTTGCACAAGAAAGAGAATGCCTACAATCAGTAAGAAAAGAAACTGGAGTAGATACCCAAATATGGGCAGCGAGATCCATTGCGCAAGTTTTTGAAAAACTTCGCCTACCATTTGACCGAACCGAAAAAACAAATTCTCCATCATTTACTAAAAACTTCCTACAGAATCACCCCCACCCGACTGTGAAACTAATTGCCCAGGCCCGTGAAATCAACAAAGCCCATACCACGTTTATTGATACCATAATTAAGTATTCACATAAAGGTAGAATTCATGCAGAAATTAACCAACTTAGATCCGACAATGGCGGAACTGTGACCGGTAGATTCTCATATTCAAACCCAAATTTACAGCAAATACCAGCTAGAAACAAAGACCTTGGACCACGGATTAGGTCCTTATTTGTGCCCGAGGAGGGCCATAGATGGGGTTGTTTTGACTATTCTCAGCAAGAGCCTAGGTTGGTAGTGCATTATGCAGCTTTACAGAATCTCTATGGAGTGGACGAAGTATTGGAGGCGTACCGAGAGGGAGACGCTGATTTTCATACGATCGTTGCTGATATGGCAGAGATACCTAGATCACAGGCCAAGACAATTAATCTTGGTCTGTTCTATGGTATGGGTAAAAATAAATTACAGGCAGAACTTGGTGTATCTAAAGATGTGTCGGATAATTTGTTTAGACAATATCATAACCGAGTACCATTCGTAAAACAGTTGATGGACAACGTCATGGGTAGGGCTCAAGACTCTGGTCGTATTAGAACTTTACTTGGAAGACTATGTCGTTTTCATTTATGGGAACCTAATCAGTTTGGTATACATAAAGCATTGCCACATGACGCAGCGCTCTTGGAACATGGACCAGGGATTAAACGTGCATACACATACAAAGCATTAAATAAATTAATACAAGGATCAGCAGCTGACATGACAAAGAAGGCAATGATTGAATTACACAAAGAAGGGATCATACCGCATATACAAGTGCATGATGAACTTGATATATCTGTCAGTGACAACGCAGAAAAAATAAAAGATATTATGGAATCTGCGGTTGACTTAGAAGTGCCTAACAAGGTAGACTATGAATCAGGCCCTAATTGGGGCCAAATAAAATGATAAATTATGGCTTACTTAAATGCAAATATTCCTGTACAATACGCGCAAATAAAAAAGGAGTATTTATATGACCTTACCAGACATGTGGGAGAAGTTGAAGACTGTATTATCTTTGGCATTACATCGCTTACAGGGCGTGCTATTCTCTTTAATGCAATTATGGAGAACGGCGCTGTATTCTATCGTCTCCCGATTAGCGCCTTCATACAAAGAGGCTTTGACAGAGAAAAAGTTCCTGAACGTAGACTTGATGAGTTGGAGCTTTGGAATTGTTTTAGTTATTATCCTGCTATTACTTCTTGGGATATTCTAGCATCCATCTCAGGCAAATTTATAGGTAAAGATAAAAAATGGCATCATGGTAAATATTTATTTACCGTTGACTGGGGACATCCAGATGCTAATATATTAAACTCTGATCATTCAGAGATTCCGCACGAGCATAAGTGCGCTCACATAATTGCGCTCAATGATGGCAACTATGCGGCTCAGCCAAATAATAGATGTATATGGGACCTACCTTCTTTCACGGTGAAAGATGAAATTCCAGATTGGAAAGTACAAACTTCAGAATGGAATGTTGAGGATACCGGAGCATGGAAAACAGAAGACACTGATAAGTTCTTCTATGAAATTGAGGAAAAGAAAAAATGAGAGGTAGTTATGAATTATACATTCACAGGGATAATCATAATTTTATTGTGTTTATTAACTCTTTGTGCAGCGCCGATACAAAATCCATCATTGAAAGACACTGAAAAAACAGTTATACTTCCAAAGCCAAAACCAAAAGTAAGTAATGATTGAAAAATTAATGACATTATTAGTTGGAATTCTACTAGCGTTAGCTGGTTGGACTCTTACTAGAACGTTTGATCTCTCTACTAATCAAGCAGTACAGCTAGATAAAGTTTCTAAACTTGAAAGACAAGTAGAGAAATTAGAAGATCAACTAGATGATATGCAGGACTCTGATGCAGAGATTATAGAGCAACACGAAAAATTATTTAAAAAATTAGAACAAGGCAACACGGGGTATAGTTATAACTAATGGCAAATAAACCTTTAAACATAAGCGAAGAAGCACGTGTGCAGATGCCGATGAAAACGGTAGCCTCGTTAATCTGTATGGTCGCAATTGGAACCTGGGCATATTTCGGTATCAATGAGAAGCTCAACCAGCACAGCACAAAACTAGAATTATTTGAAAAAGATTTACAACACAACACAGAATTTAGAATCAAATATCCACGTGGAGAATTAGGTCAGTCAAGTGGGGAGGCGGAGCTCTTCATGTTGGTGGAACATATCGCAGGATTATTAGAGGAAGTAGAGGCAGAAGTTAAGAGTATGAGAGACAATGCAGTAAACATAGAATTTTTAAAAGAGAGAACAAAGAAACTTACAGAAGACGTAGAAAAATTAATTAGAAACGGATCAGGAGCACACTAATGGTTGAGATTGTATTTGCACTTTTACTCCTACAGGACCATAAAATTATAGAGCATCGTTATCATGACAGCTTACAAAATTGTCTTAAGGCAAAACGTTATGCTATGAAGGACAAAAGCACTAAAGATAGAGTAGTCTACAAATGCATAAAATCTAAGGCAAACGTAGAAGTATATATGGGAGAGAAGAAAATTCTTTCATTAATCCTTGAATAAAAAAAAGAACCCAATGGCGAAGTATCTAAGAGATAGACGATACCGTCAGATTGTGATAAAAAATAAGAAAGCATATAATAGGAAAAAATATAATGAGAGTTCAGGCAGAGATAGTTAACGGTAGATGTCCGACATGTACTGAGCTGACAATGTTGGTAGGACTAACACCTGAAATGTATAGATGTATGAATTGTGGTGCTGACTTACAACAACACATCAATGGTAAAATAACTTACCTACCTATCATGAGTGCACCAACAGATGGTGCTATACCATTTGTTAAAGAATGGACTGTTGATAATGGCTAAGAAAAAAGGTTTATACGGAGTTAGCGTATACAAGAGAGAGAAGCCTAAAAAACGTCCAGGTCGTCATAAAAAGAACAGAAACAAACACGAAAAAAGACAGCAAAAAAAACAAAAGAAGGGTTGACAATTATCCCTAGAAATCCTATATATAGGACATGAAAGAAAAACAATTAACCATAACAAGTAATAACATTAGTCAAAAACAATGGTCTAATCTTATATTAGAACTTAACTTGATTAAAAAAGCTTGGGCTAAGTATGCAACGTTAGAGATAAAAGCACCAGGCATAAGAAAGATAATAGCACATGGCACAAGAACAAATTTTAAAGAAGATTAGAAAGCTCAAGGGCGTCCAAATCTAGCAGTAACTGCATTTCCCTGTACGTTAGCCATCATGGGTAAAACCTAGCAACCTGGAGTTTGGCCAGCTGTTAGTACGTCGACGGAAAGCAGCTGGTTTAATATGAATATAAACCTACCCTAAAGAGGGAATGATAAGGATAGGTTATTGTGGTGAGATAGCCACAGTGTAACATAATTACCACAAAATTCAAATAGTATTTTCTGCAGTACAAGTAAATCTAACAAACATATTATATTTATTAATTTCTTCTTTTCCTATTTCTTTCATTTTTTTTATAGATTCTTCATAACCAAACATCAAACAATCATATTGAGTATTAAATCTATCTGGCCATTGATAAGGAGGCATACAAGTACCGGCTACTTGTGAGCAAATAATTAAAACTAAAACAATTTTCATACTTGACAAAACTCCTACCGATCCTATATATTGCTCATAATTAAATGAAAGGAAAGTCACAATGACTGATATAACCAAATATAGAAACGTTTCGTTAACACATGAAACATACAAGACTTTGATAGCATTGTCGAAGGTATTATTGCCCGATGCAACATTATCAATTAGCAAAACCATTGAATCAATTGCAAATGAGAAAGCGAAGAAGTTAAATGGCAAAATCAAAAAAGTATAACGTACACGCACTAATATGTCCGGACTGTAGAGGTAACGGATTTGTTAAACTTGTATTAGAAGAAGGAAGAGAGCACGTGGTTGCACAATGTCAAACGTGTGAGTCGGAAGGAGAAATATATGTGGATGAGTCCGAAGTTGTGGAGTCTTATATCGATGCTGATTATCCTACAGATAATGCTCGCAAGCTGCACTAGAGATTTAGATTTAAACCCGTGGACCACGGTTTTAAGACAGGCAATACAAAATGGTTCCTGAAACTGATAGAGCATACATTGCAGGGCTTTTTGATGGTGAAGGATCCATACATTTTAAACGTGGACCTGAAAAGAAAAAGAAACACAAAGGCAAAGGTCATAGAATCTCAAATAGTTTAAGACTATCAATGGAGATTACGATGACGGATCAATCTGTGTTGTTGTGGGTACACGAAGTCTTGGGTGTTGGCACACTAAACAGGAAACCACGTAAAGGTAGACGTAAAGATGGTACTAAATATCTTATGCAATACAGATGGCGTGCTACGTTTAGAGATGCATACTATGTTTGTTGTTTAATCTGGCCCTGGGCACATACGAAGTTGCCTAAAATTACTCAAGTGATAGAACATTATCAAGGAAAAGTTATGAATGGTAATGTTGTAAGTTTAGAAGAATACAAACAAGCGATGAGGTTAGAATAATGGAAACTAACGAAGATAAAAAAATTGCTAAAATTTTAAAAAGAATAAATAAAAATAAACCTCAGTTTGGTCTAGGCCAAGTACCTAATTATGGTAAGTCTAGATCAGGAAGAGAGTATGGTGGTTTCATAAAAGAATCTGTTTATAATAAGATGAAGTATAAACCCACTAATAGAGGAAAGATTATTATTAAGAAAGGACCTTATGAAATCTAAAAAATTTAAATACGATGGAAGATCTAGACCTTCCAATGACTTATATAAAGAAAATTTTAATAAAATTTTTAAAGAAGATATAATTAAATCCATTATTGAAGTAGAAAAAAAAGCGGGGAAAGATTTAGTTTCCGTGATTCTTGAAAGAAAAATGAGAGAAAATAATGATAAAAAAAAGTCATAAATACAGCTATATACAAGGAAAACAGCTCACGGACCCCGGATCAGGGACCAGGGTTTATGAGATAAGTAATTATAGACTTCCGAGTGTGACTACGATATTAGGAGCCACAAAAAATCAACAATTTTTAAAAGACTGGAAGGCCAAAGTTGGAGAAGAAGAAGCAGAACGAATTAAGAATGTATCTAGTGCACGGGGTACCTGCATGCACAAATTCTTGGAGCATCATATTCTCGGCACTGGCTGTGTTGATCTTACAGCAATCGGACAAGAGGCGCGTCCCATGGCCGACAAAATTATTGAGATTGGTCTTGCGCCAGTGGAAGAGTATTATGGCTCTGAAGTCATGCTACACTACCCGGGTTTATACGCGGGCTCAACAGATTTGGTTTGCTTACACAATGGCAAAGAAACTATTGTTGACTTCAAACAAAGTAATCGTCCGAAGAAAGAGGAATGGATCGAAGACTATTACTTACAGATTGCCATGTACGCAATGGCACACGACTACGTCTACGGCAGCAAGATTGAACAAGGAGTTGTCATGGTCTGCACGCCTGACTTATATTATCAAGAATTCAAAACAGAAGGCGCAAGTCTTAGATCCTGGAAACACAAGGCATTAAAAAGAATCAATATGTATAATGAACTTATGCATGATGAGAAGGAAAACATAATAAAACAAAGTGATTTACCTGGATTGCTTAAAGAAATGACGAAAGGAAAAAATGAAAAAAAGTAAATGGGAATTACATGGCTATTACTTTGATGGTAAAACGTCATGGGTGATGTACATTGATAAAGATGGCAACATTAAGACAAGGAGATGGGATGAACGATAGGTTGTTTAGAACGATTCTAAAGAGATATGAAGCTGAAATTGAGGACGCACACTACAAGATTGAGGCTATTTGTGAACACAATTTAGTCATACCAGAACACGTCGATATTACAGGAGAGGTAGACAAACAGCTCGAACGCATCGCTGCAGCCGAGGACAAGTTGGCAGCAATGAGGAAATATTATGGCGGAAAAAAGGCAGAAAAGACTTTATTGTGACATTTTTGCCACAATGTGTTGTAAATAAGGCACACCATAACTCCAGTGTATATGTATGGTAAAAAAAATAAAAAAAAAAATAAAAACTACTATAGAAAAAGTGTCTTTTGTGTCACTTTGGTCTAGAAGTGTTGGTATATATAACTTTAGGGTAGACACTTTCTGCTAAAAAAAAGTGTCATGTGACAGAAAATAGTGTCACCTATGGCATAATCTCAGTTTGCCTATGCGCGCGCGATACAAAAAACTAGAAAAACTAATTTTTTTTAGATACATATACAGATATGAAATCCAAGAGAAAATCCAGAAGAATTAACAGCTACACTAAGCCGAAGACTGTTAAACAAGATGTGCCGTTTCCGTACAAACGTGTGCGTATCGATTGGATTGATATTATTACTGAGGGCGGTTGGGGTAGTGAAACTGAATTTAAAAATATGAAATTAGCTACACCTGTAAGCGAGGGTTGGTTGTTTAGTAAAGATGAGGATACCGTAAGAATCTTTGCTGGCTATGATGTAGAACCGGATGGCTCTATTCACTTTTCTGAGCGTTCTGTTTTCCCGACTTCTTGCGTGAAGAAGATAACTCGGATTCATTAATTTCTATTGCTTTCACTTCAACAACATCATCAGTCAAAAGACTTGCGTAGTCTTCTTCAATCTGTGCCATTTTCATTTCTAATTGTTCTTCTGTCATGTCTTCTAATTTCCCATGTTTTATTATTTTTCTGTCTATGTATAGTCCTCCTGCCTTTCCACGATTTGTTTCAGCGTTTACAGCAGCGGAGAAAGAATTCTTTTTCAAAGCCAGATCTTTAATCCTAGCTAGTTCAGCTATGTGGCCTTCATAGTTAACACCAAACTTTAAATTTCTTTCTTGTTTTAATTCATCTAAATATTTAACCACTAGCGGGGCCTGTCTTGGGTTAGTTAGCTCTGCCCCTTCTTGCCTACATCTTTTTTCTGAATAGCCTGCCAGCTTTGCTGCTTCCGCTTTGTTGACTGGACCATCTGGTCCACCAAAGACTAGAAACTCAGCAAATCTTTTTTGCATTTCAGTTAATCTTTTTGGAACTCCCATGTTGACAATTTAAGGTAACTATCCTATATTGTCAAGGTATGAAAGATAAGCGTACATATAACAAATTGAAAGAATACGGAGAAGATATGAGTCACGAGAATGAAAGTAAAATAACAAATGAACCCAAAGAGGACAGAGGTCAGTTAGATATAACTTTGTTAGCTGAACAATACAAAGCCGATTTGTTTAAGTACAAACAAAAAGAATCTCAATGGTTAAAGACTGAAAATCAATTACAAGGTACTAAAGCAATTGTTTTAGAAATGGCTGGCACTATCCGACAGATCCATCAAGAAAATGAAAACTTTCAAGCAGAAATTGCTAGACTTCGGGAAGAGATTCAACTATTAGAAATGCAGATAAAAAAATAATGCGAGTCTTAGACTTACAGGAATTTTTATCTAAATTTACAGAAGGTAATAAAGACGGCAGTCGTCAAGGCAATGCATTATCAAATGCTGTCCTGATGGTTGAAGTAAATGGTTACTTAGAAAAAATAGTTAGAATGGAAGTACAAGAAAACAGCACACCTATCATAGGACACAAAGGCCACACAGCGCATCGTTTGGTTTTAAAAACAGCTAGAAATAAAAATCTAATTATACCACCTAAACTTAATATTTAAGTGCAGTGGTTACCTTAAAAAACATATGGGCCCAGAGGCTAAATTTTATCAAAATGTTAAGCAAAATTTTAAATCTTTTTCGCTTATTCGACTTGAGAATATTAGCTTACTTGGCACTCCTGATCTATTGGTCTGTAATACTTCTGGGCACTTTTGCACTATAGAATTAAAGGTTACAAAAGGTAACAAAATTCGGTTCAGCCCTCATCAAATTGGCTTCCATATTAAGCACCCACACAACACATTTATCTTGGCAAAGACCCTTGGTCCTTTGCCCCCTAAAACTTCTCCAATATCCATGTACCATGGCTCAAAGATAGAAGAGCTTGTAACTTCAGGCTTGAAGCTTGAAGCTTGTTACTCCGGTTGGGATGCTTGCCGCTTGGCGATTGAACGGGTTGGTTCGAAAGCTTGAAGCTTGGTGCTTGAAGCTTGCTCCTTGCTGCTTGAAGCTTGAGGCTTAAGGCCCGGACCAGGACGCACGCTCTTTTCCACCGTCGTGGAACTGCTGCTAATGGCCTGATCCGATTGAGGATCCAGTGCCGGCAAACTACCCAGGGCCGCTTGATCCTCTTGATCCACATGTGAGCTGTTGTTCTTAGTTACTGAACGCTTGCTCAAGGTTGAATTCTTTTTTAATTCTTTATAATATTTTGGATGTTTAAATTCAAACATTAATGTTTACCGTATGAAACTACTTTTACAGTAGAATCCCAACACTGTCTACAGCTGCCACACTTGCCGCCCTGATTTGGGGCTGGACATGTCGCGTCCTTCTCTACCACCATTGAAGAGTTGGGCCACGTGTCATTGCGCTGTCCAATCATTGGCGGGCTGAACCTGATTACCAGGTTGTCCGGCTTGCTGTCTAGATGGTCCTTAATCCATGCTTCACGGGTTGGCATCCAGTGCTTAGTGCTTGGCGTCTGCCTGCACACTTCATAAATTTTATTTAAATGGTCAAGGTCCTGGACATCTCCTGCATCATGCCATCTAAAGTATTCAGAGCGCTTTATTTGCGCTGTCATTGCTTCGATCCAGCGGCTGTCTTGTAATGATTTTAATCTTACATATTGAGCGCGTTTAATTGCCGGGTACCTTGTATAGTTACCCTTCAACGCGTAACAGCTGGCGCATACGCTGCCGGGTATCTTCCTGAGCTTGGAGCCCGTTTTGCATTCCCATGCTGGCAAGCTGTAACTTAGCCCTGGCATTTTACTTGTCCGGGTTAAGCTTCCAGTAATTAATTTTGCGTCTTTAACTTTCATAATTTCCTACTTTCTCTGTTGTGCCTGCCGTGCTGCCATGGAACAGTACCACTTACTGGCGATTGTCGGGCCTCATCTAGTTTCAGTTGCCACCCGGCAGGTCTTATCTCCCTTATACTCCTATAGTTTAATCTTGTCAACTCTAAAGCTTGGCGCTTGCAGCTTGCTGCTTGAAGCTTGTAGCTTGGGCCTTGCTCCAGGAGCCATCGCCAATGCTGCAGGTAAACGCGGGCCATTGCTGGCCCAGGTTTTCTACTCACCTTCTTTTTCCCATCTTTTTTTAGACTCTTCCTGGTCCTTCTTTACTAGTCGAAGCACTTCTTCTAAAGCGTCTGCTATTCTTTTTAATTGTGTTGTGTCCATAATTATTCCTTTCTAAATTCATCCTATCATCTCCCTGATCAGCTGTCAAGCTTGAAGCTTGCAGCTTGCGGATCAGCGGCCCCTCTTCGTTCCGGTAAAGGACCGATGGTTTAGGCCAGCCGAGTGCATTTAAGCCACTGATCCCAGATCCACTGCACAGCGTAATCGAAGCACAGTTGGATCTGGGATCAGTGATCAGTCACTATGCTACGCAGGGCCTAGAGATCGTTAGTTATCTAGTCTCACTGGACCGGTACCCCAGTTATCTTCACCCGTGTTCTAGTGTTTATTCTCACAGTCAACAATGACTGATCCCAGATCCTATATGCATTTTACTTTATCGATCGACACATAGGATCAGGGATCAGTTCTGATTGTTCACTGCACAAAGACGGCTCGAAGCGGTGTGATGTACAGCACAACCAGAAGTTGTCCCAATCAAATACCTCTTAAGTCGTTAGTCTGCTCTTGCATTTTTAAGGATAGAATAATCCACCAACTTAAAATTAATTCAATTGTTCCTATATAATCCCTTGACTTTAGAATGTCAAGTGATATTAATACTTTATGCAAAATAATAAAATAGAAAGGAAACCAATGAGTAAAATAAGAATGAACACCGAGTTAAGAAACAAGTTGT